TGTTGCTGTAAGTCTCAATGTCTGTCAGGTCTGTCGGAACCCAAACCTCTACCGTTTCGTCGGGCTTGACGTAGTAAGTGTGAGCCTCTGTAACGATAATGACATAGTTGGACTTTTTGACGGTGCCTTGAATGAACTCAAGTTGCTCATTCTCAAACAGGTATCCCAAGGGAATGTCTGTCGCTTCAACCTCTGTCGGTTTGTAGAGTTGGACTGTCATGTCAGATTTCCTCAATGGACGTTGTGTGTCCGTACGTCATGTAATCCATGGTGTGAGCGTCGCGCTCACGTTTCGCAATTTTCTTGGACGAAACCTGGACAAGCCAGAATCCGCACTCTTCGCAGTACACTCCGTACACTGTCTCTTCTGTTTCTCTCATACCTATAGTATGGCACACGCCCCCGACAAAGCACATCCCCCGAAAGGATGATTCTAGTATCATCCGAAAGTATGATTCTACAGAGAGTGACAATCGTGAAAGTCGTTGCGCTGCAACGGGTTTGGCCCCCGCGAAAGTCGTTGTGCCGCAACAGGTTTGGGCGTTTTGATGAAAAACTCAGCAAATTTAGTAACTATCGTAACTTAGAGTAATCAGGCCGCGCGGCCAACTACTCAGAGTAACATTGTGAACCCTACCCGACAGGATAGTCTACACCATCGGGTAGGGAAGCCAATTTAGCCAAATACCTCGTCTTGGCAGTCCATGCACATTCCGCTAATGCGGAACTCGCGCACGTCGGATTCATGCCGGAACCCGGTCATGTCCACAAGCGCGTTGCAGATCGGGCAACGGCCCGCTGCTTTGGCTTCGGCCTGAGCCGGGAACAGAATGTCCACGGGACGGATAGTGTTCATTACTTTACCTCCATTACGAACGATTCGGGAACTTCGGTGGCCAATTCCCAGGTCACGTCCTGTTCGGACTCCCAGAATGACACCATTTGGTCTTCGTCTCTATCGCTCCATCTGATCATGTTATCAGTCTAGCCGATGGCCCCGACAGTATCAAGGACATTTACCAAATCTTTACTATTAACTTTGTGTTACGAAACCCAGGAAACTTTACCATTATCGTAACTGTGTGTGATCGCCCCGCGCGGGCGATTACTGAGAGTAATCGCTATTTGTTTTTCACAATTCCATAAGCTAATTCGGCAAGTACCAGAATTCCTGTCGCAATTAGCATTGTGTCAGCATTCATTATTCCTCCCAATACTCAAGTATATCAGGAATTGATTCAACAAAGGCACGGCGGGTGGGTTCTGATAAAGTGTAGCAATACACGTTATTATTGTGTTCCCACACGTTTACCGTTAGTGATTCGTTCCATTCCCAGGTGCGCCCGTAGGCAATTATTGTTTGCATTATTCGGTTACTCCAAGCATTCTGTTTTTGCAAACGAGCCGCGCTCCTGGCGGCGGATAATCCGGAGCAACCCCAATTGTTTTGATATCAATTGCGTTTGGCAGAATCTCCGTAGGATCATCGGCGGTTTCAAAGGTAATTGAATTACCGCCCGCGAATGTTGCACGGTATTGAAAGCGAAGTCGCTTTGGTTTCATTTGCATTGTATTTCCTTACTTTGACAATTCGACAAGGCGTCGAATGGCGGATTTGATATTGGTGGTTGTGAACGAATTGCCGCCCGCTTCCACAAAGTAAAAGCCGTTACGAAACACCAGACGAGGTTTCATCAGTTGTACCTCCAGACCAGTTCGCGCTGGACCTGCTGGAGCAGGCGCCGATACGCTTTCTCGTAGATACCGCCCTGCGAGACAAGGGTGGTGTAGCGGTATTCCGCATTGATGAGTTCGTCAGTGGTTGCACCACTGGCATCGCCCGCGATAAGGGCGTTTTGGAGTTGAACGAAGTTCACGTTACTCACCTTCCGTGTGAGGATTGACAACATCGGGGTATCCCAAGCAGTAGTCGCAGTTGCAGGCATCGTCTGCCAACGGGCAGGAGATTCTCTGCCAGTTGCCTACCTTCTCGATCTCTCTCATACTTCTATTATGGGGGGTGGCATGGCGAAAGTCAATAGCCAGGACAGAAAAAAACGGTCAATGTTTCTTTACCTTTACTGTTTCTTTACTGTATGCACGATCCTCGAAAGTCGTTGCGGCACAACAACTATCAGCGTATGCGCATATCCCAGAACCCAGGAAAGGTGCGTCTTAATCGTAACTCTGTGTAATCAATCCGCGCGGCTGATTACAGAGAGTGACAAAAACCCAGGATATTTACCCCTTATCGTAACTAAGGGTATTGGGGCGGCTACCGCCCCGATTACTCTGCGTTACCGTAGAGTTCGGGCAATACAATCTTTCGCAATTGTGCAATTACTTTCTTATCCTCTTTTGTCCAATAATCTTTCATTGACAAATTCATTAGTTGAATTTGTGCTTCCTCTTTTGTCATTTCAATCATTCCTTTCTAATGCTATTTGCGGGGCGCTAATACGGCGCCTATTCAATTATGGGTTAGGACTAGGGTGTCCTACGCCTGTCATGCTTTGACAGGTGGCGCTCATTCCAGTAAGCGACCTTGTAGATAAGGAACATTGTCAGGAAGAAGATTACCAAGGTGGTCATCGTTCTCACTTCCTCTCTCTCTACTTATATAGTCTCATGTCCTACCCTTGAGCACATCCCCTATTCGGTTGTACTTGTATCATACGAAAGTATGATGTTTGTGTGCTACACCTTCCTTCCTGTCAAGAGTTCCGCAACTTCTTCCGCAAAGGTCTCTAGTTCCCATTCACTGTAACTTTCAGCGGCATTGCGACCTTCAGCGGCGCCACGCGCCGCGTGCCGCATTGCACGCCCGATAACTACTAGGCAATGTCCGCACAATCCGTTACGCGTGCGCACGTTCACCGACTCGCAATTGGCGCAGGTTCCGAACGTCATGACTTCCTCTCCTTGAGGGGCTTTCCCTCTTCCTTATGTTTCCATTATTGCACACGACACCGACAGAATGGAAGCCCAACGCAACAATTATATGGTAAAGATTCCTTGGTATTTACTATTTCTTTACCATTACTGTGAGTGATTGTATGGGCGCACTATGTCACTGAGAGTGACCTTTTTTGATCGTGCATCATACACATAAACGACGGCTCAATTTTTGAACCAATTGAAATCCTACCTTTTGGGTATGAATTACCCGTGGGTGACGGTGCTTTCAGCGCGGGTCACCGTGGGTGACCCGTGCATGACAATTGGCGCACAATACTCTACATTTTTTTATTTCTTCTAGTATGGTGTTGAGACTGTATCTTCCTACCATGTCGGAGACGTGTTCTTTCTTTCCACCGGCCGTTGTGTATTTGTTTGTTGGGTCTGTGTGATCCCATTCTAATGCGGCGGGGTGTTCATTGTACCCGCATTTTTCACATCCCCGCGCCAATTTCATTTTATCCAACAGCCAACGATGCCAGTTCATGCCAGCCCCGACCCGTGTATGTGTGTTTCGGCGTTCCAGTCCACGTCCACTCCGGTCGCAAATTTGGGTTTTGGTGTCAAAATGTTAATTCTTGGACTTTCGGGTCGCCGGTCGCGGCCGAATCCTTGTTCAAACACGAAACAGTCCACCGGGGTGTAAATGCCGAATTGGTGTGCGGCTTCAATCAGCATTGCCGCCCCTTCCGGCCGCAATTCCATTGCGGCGTTGCAGTAGCCCTGGTACGCCCTGGCCAAACGTTTGTAGCCGACGTGATTGTCCGGTGCCCCGTCGGGATAGTTGATCATTGCCTGCTTTTGATAGTATTGCCAGCCAAAGTCTTGACGCTGATTGTGCGGAACGATCAGACTGATCAGTTGCGGAGTCAAGGGTTCCCGCGTCAAATCCGGCTCAAACAACGAATTGTACCAGTCGTCAAAGCCGGGAGCCACAATGGCGTCGTCCTCAAAGTAGCGCAACGGTTCGTCGGTGTCCACACAGTAGCGCCAGCACGCGTACGCGGACAGCCACACGCCCAATTCGCCGGTTTGTGGGTGCCAGTAATCGCTGTTAAAATCGAGTCCGTATTCTTTCATCCGGCCAATTTTGTCGTCGCCTGGACCGCTGAATTCAATGTCAGTGACTTCTTCGTGGGCCGACAACTCTTTGCGTATGGCCTGCTTTGATTGTTCCCGCCTGTCCGTCACACTGATGATCGTGTACTTCATTGAATCGGGGCCGGATCGTAAATCATTTCGTGTTCCAGCGGATTTTCAAACCAAAACCACTGGTAGTAAATGTCGTAAATTCCTTGCGGACCCCACGCGTCCAAAATTTCTCCGTACTGGCGCCAGTGCGCCCCAACGTCGTCACCGAACTGTGTCTTTTTGATTGCGGCTACGCCGTGTCGAACCTTGGACACGAACTGATCGGCGGAACGGTACGGAAAATGTCTCACCACCAACTGTCCCTCTTCACGTTTTGGTTCAAGCCCGTCGTAGTCACAATTGTGATTGCCCATGTGAATCGTTAAATTGTCGTACACGCGACACGCCACCTTTGGCAACGGCCCCGGCTTTTCCGTGCGATGACCCATGCGTTTGACCGGATTGTACAAGTGCGGGTCGGACGCGGAACTGCGATGATCGTACAAGTCGGCCGGAACCACGTGAACCCCGTCAAGATTGTTCAAGCATTCTTTAATGGTATCAAAATGGGGACTGTACCAAATTTCGTCGGCGTCGAACGGCACGACCCAATCCGCGCCCTCGGCTTTGGCGCGCATGGCCAAAGCGGTCATTTTCCTTGACTGTTCGTACGCCACTTCCTCGTCCCTGATCAAAGTGACGGGGTACTGCTCCAAAATGTCGTACGTCAAATCGGTGGACATGTTGTCCGCGATAATAATGTGATCGACCTGGGTCAGCATGTGTTCAATGACAGGCTCAATAATGTCCTGCTCGTTCTTTACCATAGCAATTCCAAAAACTGTCATCAGTATCCCGTCCCGGCCCTTTCTTGACCAATGTGTTCGCACCATTCCCCTGAACATCTGGCGCCCCAGTATCCGGACACCAAATCGGTGCCGGAAAACAGTGAAATGCCAAACTTTCCCTCGGAATTGGATTCGTTGGGCCAGTCGTGTGTGTCGATAAGTGTAGCACGGATCAGTGAAGGATTGGTAGTAAAAAAGTTGCGGTGTTCAAGCCACTGGTTTTCTCCGTCCGTCTTTTCCGTGTAAGTTTCGGGGCGGGACTCAACAATCCCGCCCGCAGCGCGCTCAACGTCGTTCCACGGCTGGCGTCTCAACGCCATTTGAACAATCTGAGGATTTTCGGTCATCACCCTGATCATGTCAGACAACTCCACGTGACGGGTGTACACAAAGTCGTCCTCGGTAAAGAAAATCCAGTCGTTTGTGTTGTTTTCCCGCAGCCAACGCCACGCAGAATTGTACGCCCCCGCAAAACCCGAACGTTGGCCGGTAGAATAAATGCTAAATCTGTAGCCGTACTGCTCCTTGAGCCAGTCGGCGTATTTTGGATCGCCCGAATCGTCGTGAATGACGGCCTGGACAAACGCTGGCTTGAGTTTGTGCAAAGACTTGATCGACTCTTCCAAATACTTTCCGCGACCGTCCGTCATGATCATAAGGGTTATCATTACGCCCCCCAAGACGCGAGATGGATCGCATTAAATAGAGTGCCGGGATCGCGCACGGAATTATTTCTAGAGTCAGGGTGGACGTTTACGACGTACACCGCTTCCGGATTGTGCGTAATTTTTGCTCCGCGACGGTACGCTTTCAAAAACAGTGCGTAGTCTTCCCAGGCATCAAACTCTTCAAACCCTCCAAGTTCATTAAACAAATTGGTGCGAATGGCGGTACCGATGACGCACGGATTACTGAATTCAATGTCACGGTCGTCCAAAAGCACCGGCTCGTCCGCTACGCCCTCATTCACCCACTGTACCGCAGGAGCGCGCAAGTCTCCGTCACCATCAAGTAGTGCTTGAACGTATCCTTCGGACAATTCATCGTCCGCGTCCAAAAAGATTAGCCATTCAGTTTCCACGTTACGCACCGCAAAATTTCTGGCCTGCGCGAGAGTGTCACCAGCGGAAAGAATGACCGAACATCCCTGTTTGCGTGCTGACGGCAGAGCGTTTGCCCTGGCAACGTCAAGCCAGTAACGAATGTCCCCAAAAACCCCAATAATTATGGTCGCGTCCACATTTTTGACCTTTCCTTGAACAAAGCCTCCGATGCTTCCATCCTGGAAGTCCAACGGTTGTACGAATCGTCCCACACGCCCTTGCCCCAAGCGGGGTGCATGTGTTCAACAATTGAACGTTGTGACCAGGCCCACATTCCACGCAGTTTGGCGGTCTGTACCAGTTCGTCGTCCGAATATTCATGGACGTAGCCTTCGTGAAGAATTTTTCCAGGCTCGTCAATTGTTCCGTGCTGATCGGCGTACTTTCTTGTCACCAATGAGTGTGTGGAGTGTTGTCCGTTCATGGAACGGTCAAGTCCAAGGTCGTTGGTTCCGACGACGCCAATGTTTCCCTGCAAAAGTTCCGTCGCGAGTTCAAACCACCCTGGGTGGAAGTTAATGTCACACGCTCCGGTAAAAATTAAAGGCTCTGTGGTTTGTTTGTATCCGACGTTAATCTTGTGAGCGTAGTCGCCAATTTTGCGGGGAGGGACAAGAATGTTGTTTGCGTTGGAATCCCTGACGGCCTTTAGCACTTCTGAGTCTCCGTAAGTACACACAAACACCACGTTTGCGCCAGGGGTCGCTTCTTTGGCGGAAGCAAGAATGGATTCGACCGTCCACTCACGTCCAAGCATGGGAACAATAATGGCAAGGTCCGTGTATTTCCAGATCACTCTTGATCCCCCGCGAACTCTTTGTACGTCTCTTCGTTCATCCACGGCACGCCGGTCAAAAGTCCACCCTCGGAATGAATTTTAAGCAACTGGTCTCTTTTCTCTTCACTTTCCATGCTAACGATTAGCACGTCGTAGATTCTGGCCAGTTGAATGAACAGACCGCCCACGGCCTGCTCCAACGATTCTAGTCTTTCTTCCACGTTAAGCCTTCCCCAACGTAAATGTCTTGTATCACGGTGGTGTCGTACCAGCCAAAACTGGGATTCCATTCCCAACTCCATACGGTAAGATACTCTGGTCGGTCAATCAGTTTGTTGTCGTCTTCAATGTACGCTCTCATTTTCGTGCCTCCATCCAAAAACGTTGGGGAACTCTGGGGCAACAAGAAAATTGACGGCACGCGCCAATTCTTGAATTTCTGCCTGGGCGTCGTGACTCAAGCGCTGGTCAAGAAAGTTTAACACTCCCGCCAGACTAATCGTCCAATAGTAGCGCACGTACATTCCGTACGCTGGCAGAAAAAGGCGGGCCTGTTCGGGGGCGACGTTTTGACCCATGGCCAAATTGTACAGTTGCTCTCCCATTTCAATGTAACGCTCAAGAGCGTCGGTGAAGAACACGGCGGAAGCCTCATCAATGGGTTCTCCGGACCCCTGCTTACTGTTTTCGGGTGCGGAACGCCACTCTGTCGGAACATAAAATGTGGGTTCTTCGGTAATGTACCGGCGGCTGGACTCGTTCCAGCCGTTTTGGTCGTCCACAAATGTGCTGGCAACGGAGTATTTCCAGTGCTGGCGGGCAACAAGCAAAGGGACGTAACATTCAAAAGACAGACTGACGTGTCTCAAAGGGGAAGTGTGACCCTCGGCAAGCAGAAAGTCTAGTAGTTTTTTGTCTTTGTCGTCAAATTCGTCAGATTTTTTGTCGTAGGACACTCTGGCGGCATTAACAATGTCTAGTTCGTTACCAAAACAGTTAACGAGACCGACGTAACCTTTGTCAAGGATGGAAACATAATCTTCTGGGACGGAAGTCAATTCTCTCGCTTTCTTCTCGTAAGGCATATAGGGCAATTCTACACGATATTTCTTCTCAAGTCTACTGTAAATCTTTAAAGCGATTGTTGACACCCTCATTGTACAGAAACTCCTTCATTTCCTCAATGGTATTGTATCCTAGTTTCCGTTTGAAGTTGCATCTGATGCCAAGACACCACAGGTGAATGCCGTCCTCTTCATTAAAACCGGGAACAAGGGGGAGTTCTGAGTCACAAAATTCACACATGTACTCTCTCCATGGCTGATTAATAGAACTAACGTACTGTGTGTATTGTTGCACAACCTTGAGGTCTTCGACCTCTTTTTCTGTCTCTTTCTTGTCCTTCTTGATCTTTCTCCTGTTGGACATTTTCCTCTTTTTCTTCCAATTATAATACATAATACGATACTTGTGGCGATCTGTCAAGTAAAAATGATATAATGCTCGTATGCACATCTCATACTTCACTCACATCGGTGGTCTAGAGACTTCCACGGGCTTTGGATACGCCGGATTTAACATTGTCACCGCGCTACAAGCGCTGGGACACAAGGTCACTTTTGACGATCCGGACGCTCCGGTCCAGTTGATGTTTACTCAACCAAACGATTATACCAAACGGGCGGGCCAGTTGGCAATAGGTTACACTCCTTGGGAGTCCACTGAACTAAAACCGGAGTGGGTGGATCACATGGACGTTCCCGATCTACAGTGGTGTACTTCCGAATTGAACAAGCAATGGTTTGAAGAATTGGGTTACCGCATTGACGGGATTTTTCATCACGGGATCACTCACAACTGGACTCCCCGCCGCCGAAAAGTGCGGAATGGACGAATTAGATTCCTCCACGTCGGTGAACCGGCACCCAGAAAGTCGGGACAGATGGTATTTGATGCGTTTATCAATCTCTTTAAGGACAATCCGGACTATTCTTTGACCATTAAGGGCAATCAGTACAACACAATTCGTTACGATCCACAAATGGCGGGGGTGTTAATGACTCCGGACCAATTCTCCAATGTCGATCTGATGATTGAAAACATTACGGAAGAGCGAATGGTGTCACTGTTCCATTCTCACGACGTTCTGGTGTACCCCTCTTGGGGTGAAGGGTTCGGATTTATCCCTTTGCAGGCTTTGGCGTCCGGTATGCCAACCATTATGAATCCCACGTGGGCGCCGTACAGCAAGTACACGATGGGCTTGGACGTTGAAGATCGGCTCGTCAAATCTCCGTGGAAGGACATGCACCCAGGGATGATGCTTGAACCCAGCCAGGAATCGGTGGAAAAGCAGATGATTGAGGTCGTTGAGAATTTTAATCACTACGCTCTGACCGCTTATCGTCAAGCGGACAGTATTCATCGTGAATACGACTGGCGAAAGGTGTGCAACGACGCTTTTGCGCCCCTGGAAGACGCCATTAGTAAAGGTTTAGTAAACTTTTAGCAGTTGCACCCTGGACAATGATAATCAAATGCCCTACGAACATTTTCAGACTGGGTTACTTGTTGCAAGTGATCAGGATTAATACAGGATCGGTTTCCACAAAGATGATCAATGACGAGGCTGTCCTTTAGTACGTATCGCGTAGAAAACATGTCTTTGTTATTCAAGTAGTAAGATACTCTATGGGCTGGCATGGACGGACCCTGCATGTCCTTCCCAATTGGAATGGATACGATACCGTAACCATTAGTCGTTGCCTCTCTCCATTGAAAGCATCCAGTTTTTCCGACAGAGCATTTACCATAGAGAAAATCAAGTGTTATCAGATTTTTTTCTACAGAAACTCTAAGAGCCGTAGCATTTTTTGTTTCTCCTGGGCGAGACTGACTAGATAAAAACTTATTTCCTTTATCTCTACGCATTGCTGATGCCGACCTGATACAATCGGCACAGGTTGACCCACGAACACCCCTGGCCTTGTTTCTGAATGGAAAGGACAACTCTTCCTGTGACGTTCCGCACTTTCTGCAAATTTTCATGTTGTACCTCCTAGTAAGTACTACCAAATTCATTGTATCACGGCCTTCTTTATGGTACAATGGTACTACAACTTTCGATTTCGCAAAGTACTACAATCATAGGAGAATACATGACCAACCTTTCGTTCCGTCTGCTAGACGACTTTATCGCCCCGTACATCGACAAGGAAGCCCCTTTCGGGTTCCGTGACGCTGGCGGCAACAGTCTGGGTGAAATCACATTTATCAGGACTTATTCCCGGCTTCTTGACGGTGACAAGAAAGAGCGTTGGGTGGACGCGGCAACCCGCGTGACTAATGCTACCTATTCAATTCAAAAGCAATACATCAAAGAGCATAAACTAGAATGGAACGATCAAAAGGCACAGGCCAGTGCAAAAGAGTTTTTTGATCGGCTTTTTAATATCAAGTTCACTCCACCAGGGCGCGGACTACAGCAAATGGGCTCGCCGCAGGTAATGAGTGGTAATAGCGCCAGTTTACAGAACTGTGGATTCGTTAGTACGGCTGATATGCAACGGCACGACCCAGGAGCGGTTTTTGAGTGGGCGATGCTGGCTCTGATGTACGGTATTGGTATTGGTGCGGATACCTTGGGATCAAAAAAGAATATTGAGATTCGCGCGCGTGAGGGCGAGCCGGAAGAGTTTATTGTTCCAGATAGTCGTGAGGGTTGGGCAGAGTCACTAAGGCTTCTGATAAATTCGTACCTACGTAAGAATAAGCCAATCCACTTTGACTACTCCCTCATTCGCCCCAAAGGCGCTCCACTCGTTTCGTTTGGAGGGAAAGCGTCCGGACCCGATCCTTTGATCCGTCTGCACTCAAAGATTAGTGAAATTTTTGAAGCACGCATGGGGGGCACGCTTGATGCAGAGACAATTACTGATATTATGAACCTTATTGGTTCGTGTGTTATTGCTGGATCGACCAGACGCAGCGCGGAGATTATTCTTGGCGAGTACGGGGACGATGACTTCCTTAATCTAAAAAATGCTGATAAGTTTCCCGACAGGAATTCATATGATCCAGACAATCCCGGTTGGGGCTGGGCCTCAAACAACTCTATTGTTGTTCCGGTAGGAGCAGACTATAGTCAGTACAAAGACCGTATTTCTGCAAACGGTGAGCCTGGTCTGGTGTGGCTTGACGTTATTAAGCATCATGGTCGAATGGTCGATCCGCCAGACAATAAGGACATTCGTGTCCGTGGAGTTAATCCCTGTGGAGAACAAAATCTTGAGTCTTACGAATTGTGTACTTTGACAACAGTTCACATTAACAATGCAGAGTCAAAGGATGATTTTCTTAGGACATTAAAGTTTGCATTTCTGTATGCAAAGACTGTGACGCTCATGCCGTCACCATGGACTCGCACAAATAGCATTATGCAGCGCAATCGCAGAATCGGTCTTTCCCTCACAGGGATTACTGATTTTGTTGATGCTCATGGGCTACCAGAGTTGATTGATTGGATGGAAGCAGGCTACGCGGAGGTTCGTCGGCTTGATGACACTTACTCTGAATGGTTGTGTGTCAGGCAGTCAAATCGTGTGTCAACAATTAAGCCAGAGGGTAGCGTGTCTTTGTTGTCAGGTGCCTCGCCCGGAATTCACTGGGGGCCGGGAGGCAAATACTACATGCGTGCAATTAGGTTTGGTAAATCTGATCCTATGCTGCATCTATTTGAGTCTGCTAATTATATCATTGAGGATGATCTTGTGAGCGCGGACACGGCTGTTGTGTACTTCCCTATGGCGACTGATTCATCTAGGTCTGAGCAAGAGGTCTCTATCTTTGAAAAGATTGGGCTTGCCGCAAAAGCGCAACATCATTGGAGCGACAACGGCGTTTCTGTTACGGTGTCTTTTCATCCGGAAACGGAAAAAGAATTGATTGTGCCAGCACTAAGGCTTCATGAGGGGTCTTTGAAGGCGGTGTCATTTCTTCCAATGTCTAATAAGGCTTATCCGCAGCAACCGTATACGCAAATCACTAAGGAAGATTATGATATGTACGTTGGTCTAATTAAAAAAATTGACTTTTCTGCTATCTATGATGGTGTGAATAATCTTGAGGCTATTGGTGAAAGGTTCTGCTCTAATGACACTTGCTCAATCTAAATTGGAGAAGCGTGCGTATAATAAGGAGTACTATAGAAAAAATAGAGAGCGCCTTATTGCTGCCGCCACTAAGTATGCAGCGGAGCATCCAGAGATTAGAAAAAAGGTGGAGGACAATAGAAAAGGCACTCGCACGGAGTACAAGCGTGAAATGAAAAAGAAACACCCTGAGTGGAATATAAATTACAAGCATAGGAGTCGTGCGGCGGAGAAATATCTAGTAACTCCACGCGAAATGCGGAAACTTCTAGGTTCGCCGTGCGCTCACTGTGGATCGGTAAATAGAATTACTATTGATCACATCATTCCGCTTTCATTGGGCGGTAGGCATTCAATTGGAAATCTACAACCCCTATGCTTGTCTTGCAATAGTTCAAAAGGTCCAAAACTCTACATTGCTTGGAAGTATGGGAAATAATTTATGCCAAACGGAATCATCACCACGGAAACGGTGACGCCCAAAGTGAAAGAACAGGGCTATCCGCGAAAAAAGAAGCGTCCACGCAAAAAGCGCTGATATGGTATAATTATTGTGCCACCGCGTGCAGAACTGCGCCTTAGTGTGGTTATGGTTACCGCCAGTGACGACCCCGCCCACAAGGCGGGGTTCGTTGCATTTTCGGGGCGGGAGAGGTAGAATAAACACAGTATGTCCTATCATGACGAAGTAATCAGAGACAACCCTTCCGCGTACTGGTCTTTTCAAGACGCACCCGCAGGAAAAGGCACGCGAGTCAATTTGTGTCCCGACCCGTCGTTTGAGGGCAGCAATCCAATTTCACAGTATTGGCAAATAGACTCTGGCACAGCCACCCTTGCAAAAAACCCTGGAACGTCTGTAAACATGCTTACGCTCAATCAAGCGCAGTTTATTACCGACACGTCAGGGTGGACTATTGGTGGGTCATATTTTTCTAACGCCACTGGATTTACTTTTACAAGAGAGCCAAGTAGCGCCAACACGTACTTTTCTTCTGGTTCTGGTAAAATTGTTGGCGACGGTACGGTAACGTATCAGGGGCCGTACATTGCCTATAGTGGACTTCTGGCCAACACCACATACACGATTGTGGCAATGGTCAAGACTTCTGGGACTGGCCCAGGTGTTTCATTAAACGTTCGCGACGCGACCGGAGCAGCAAATTATCAATCAACCGTTGTGTCGTCGTCGTCATGGACAGAACATCGTCTTACTTTTACCACAACAAATGCCACTACTAATATTAGTTTTTCGGTTGCACCACGGGTGGCCCAAGCCGAAACATTTTATATTGGATACGCCTCTTTGTGGCAGGGCAATGGGGGAGCGTACACACCAGCAGGACAGGCAAGCCCATTTTCTTTTAACGGAACGGTATCCTTATCAGCAACATGTACTTCTGGTGGAGCGGTGCAGATTTCACAAAAAATAAATACTTTGGCAGAATTTAGGGTTGTCGGTGGAAAATCTTACGCTGTTTCTGCAAGAGCAATTGGCACGCTGGCAAATGCCACATCAAAAATAGGTATCATTTGGAAAACTGCAAGTGGAGTCGTGTCTACTGGACTTTCATCCGCAATAGCAATAAATACATCAACATGGACAACATTGTCGTACGTGGGCGTTGCGCCAGAAGACGCCATTTATGGAAGAGTCACAATAACTTCAACGATGGCAACAAATGAAGTAATTTATTTTGATGCTTTTTTAGTGGAGCAGTCTGCGGCGGTCAGAGGGTATTTTGACGGTGACACTGTTGACGCAAGATGGTTGACCGACAAATCGGGGATATCTGTGTTTGGAGTAACAAGGACAAATTATTTTAAAGACCCAAGATTTACCACAATTAATAATGTTAATACATGGTATAACCCCCCAGGATACTCTTACGTTCAGGTTTCGTCCGGTGGACACGATGGAGGATCGTATATTCAAAGTACCGTAACCAATGCCGGGGCAACTTGTTCGTATGGAGTAAACACGTACACAACCAACTACATGCCCGTGCGCGCGGGAGAAGAGGTTGTGGTGTCTCTTTATCTTAAACAATTAATTGCAAACAATTGCTACATGTACATTTACTGGTACGATAAAAATGGATATTCGCTCGCTCAGCCCGGCCTCAACCTTGGGGTTTTGCCGGTAAGATCGGAATGGACTCGTCACGCTGGAAAATACACGGCACCGCTAAATGCTGCGTACTGTAGGGTGTCAAACTTTGTGTATATTTCTCCTCCAACATTAGGAAACGTCATTTCGGCCAGCGGAGCAATGCTTGAGTCCGGTGACACGCTCAATGAATATTTTGACGGAAATTACGATGACTGTTCATGGACTGGAACAGTAAACCAGTCAATATCTATTACTTCTACAGAAAACGATGAAACATTTTACAATAACACCACGTTGGCAAACACAGGATGGTCAAAGTTTCCGCAGGCTTCGGAGGAATACAACTCGGCAAAACTAATGACCGGATCAGAAATAGTTTATACCGACTATTATCCGACAAATCTACTGACGGACAATGAGTCTTCAATGGAAACATCCGTCGTTACAACGGGAGCATCAAACTGTACCGTATCAAAAAGTTCCACGTACGCTTATCACGGAACGTATTCCGGTAAAGCGGTGGCAACAACAAGCGCAGCAATTCAAACTGGCGAACTTGCCAGGATTAATGCCACCGCAGGAGAAGTTTATACTGTATCAGGATATGTAATGTCTGATAAGCCAGGTGGAATGGGCTGTGGAATTACTGTTGGTTTTTTAAATGCTTACGATACTCCAGCCGATGACACGCACCGCGTCAATGCAGTTCCTACTGAATGGACGAGGTTTGAAAAAACATTTATTGCGCCAGCGGGAACTACTGCAATATCATTTGCAATGTTTTCCTCTGCATTGCTAGGTGGTCATCCATCCGCAGGCCAATCATTGTACTTTGATGGCTTATCAATTTGTCAAGGGGTTTCAGGGCGTTGGAAACTTCCCAGTTCTTCTGTTACTGCACCAGCAAGCAAAACAGCGTTTCCTGTAAAAGCCTTGTCTGGTATAGCGGATCAAAAGCCGTTCATTTTTGAGTGTTTGTTTAAACCAGATTCATATAAATCAAATGTTGCTCTGCTAGAAACATATGTTAGGCCGGATAAAATTTCTTTAGTTGGTCAATCTGGAAACACAAGTGGAGTATTTATTACAGTGCCACACGATAAAGGAATATTTGCCGGTAGGGTTTTATCTGGAGGAAACAATATTGCTGCTGGAGCATCAGTTACCACATGGGACAATAAAACGTTTACTATTACCAACGCATCGTACAATGCAGGAACAATTACTTACACCGCCCCTGGACATACTCTAGTTGCCGGAACATCGGTATCAATTTTTGAGATTACTCCAACCGCATACAATGTTCAAGGGGCCGTGGCAAGTGTTTCTGGTGATGACTTTACCATTACTAAAACAATTACTGTTGGCTCTTATGTTTCTGGCGGAGCGGCGAAAAATACCCTTGTAAATTTGACCATTGCCAATGCTGGAAACATTGCAGGCACAATTACCTCAACATCTGTAAATGGGTCAGGATTCTATTATTCTGATGGACAGATTTACTTTAGGTCATACGGAGTGGACCGCTTTAACAACGCTGTGGATTCGCGGGTGGAATACAATCTTCCCGACACCAATTCACACCATCTTGTGTTCAAGATTTCTGGTAATCAAGCATCTATCTACGTGGACGGAAAACTGGTCGCCCAAGACAAATTCACGCTACCGGCCAAATACGACAACATTAGCGGTTACCGTTCAAAGTCGTACGCTGGAACCGGCTGGTTGTCAAACGTTGCGCTGTACAATTCCAGTATTAACATTGATGAAGTAACAAATCACTACCCAGAAAAGGTCGGCACCAAAGACAATCTGGCCACCTATGCCGGAACAACAAAGCAAATCTTTGACGTTAGTTCTAAAAACAATCAGTCTACCGATACACTGTCGTCACCAGAAAAAACGCCGTGGGCCGCGTACAACCGCACAAACGTTGTACTAAATGAAAAGGCCAATCGAATGGGCCTGCAAACGTTTGCTCCTTTGGAGCCGTACAGTAACACGTTCACGTACACGTCCAGTGGCATCGCCTTGAAGTCAAACGGACTGTACTTTGAAGACGCGCAGTCGGTCATTGCGGAAGACTTTGCAATTACCGGAAAAATCAAATTTAATCTGTACACTCAAGACTCTGACTCGTACGACGGCCAGCGTTTCTGCATTTTTCAAGTCAGTTCAGAGGACAAGTCGTCAACAATCTCCGCGTACCGAATTCTACAAGACGTGGGCGGAACCAAATACAATTACCTCGCGCTTGGCTTGAGGTTGACCGGACAGGACGAAATTCTAGAGTACATTGACTACAGTGCGTACGGCACGACGCTGCCGTCCACAGAGTTTGACATTCTTCTTAAGCGCTACGGAGACACGCTGACTTTGGTATCGTACGATGTTGCGCAGGGCACCACTTCTACGGCCACAATTATTAATTCGGGTGCTCCCAGCATTGTTGGGCCGGTGTACATTGGAATGACAAACGCAAACGAATCGTTTGGGCAGTTCACCATTAACACGTTTAAGATTGCTGATTCTGTTACCGATGATGCCACGTTCATGACGAGCATGTTAATTCAGGAGCGGTGCTACGCAAAACTGACTAGTGATCTTAAAGTGTCTCAACGCGGCTACGCGACAAGCACAATTGTTCCAAGTTCCACCAATGCGGACGGAACAACAAATACCACAGTCAACGACATGCGCGTGTTGTGGGAGCCAGAAAACTCAAACATTAAGGTGTCTACAAAAATAAATAGAAATTTGCTAACTATTGACGAGGCATCTTCAGAAAATAGTATCATTGGTTGGTCGGCCTGGGGCGGAACGTGTAGTCTTGCCAGAAATACAACAGAGTCTTTAATTGGAACGTCTAGTCTTGCTGTTACTGACATTAGTGGTGGTAACGGAAACGGTTACGATATGTTTTATCTTACCTCTTATGGGGCCACAGTAGTTCCAGCGACCGCTGGTGAGACTTTTACGGCGGTGGCAAGTTTTAAAGCAGCAGTAACACCAAGACAGTTCAGACTAGAAATGAACTTTAGAGGCTCCTCGCCAACAACATCGTACGGAGCCTACGTTACAGACTCAACAACAGCATGGACACAAAATTACGTTACAGCAACAGCACCAGCGGGAACAACGTCCGTGGACATAACAATAAGAATTGCTTCTGCCGTTAATGGTGAGGTTCACTATGGAGATTGCTTCGGTTTGTGGCGTGGGACTGATACCTTTTGGTCCGCACCATATTTTCCTGACGGAGTAAACGTTTTGTCACCAAACAATGCGTCGGTAGAAACCGATACTTCTGGATTTGTTCCAATCGGTGCTACGCTGGCGAGATCAACAGCAAAGTCATTGACAGGATCGGCCTCGTTGGCCATTACTTCAACGGGATCAGGCACAATTCAAGCGTACACACCATTGGGTTCTAGCGGTTTTGCCGTGGAGCCTGGAAGACAATACACGGCAACGGTTTCGATGCTTGCCGCGACGACACCAAGAACCATTTATACGGGAATTTGGTGGTACGACTCTGGTGGTGGGTACATTACATCAAGTAGTAGCGGAACATTTACTTCGTCCACAACAGAGTGGACGACCATGACAGCAAATGGTATTGCTCCCGCAAACGCTGTGTGGGCTGGGGTTGGAATGATTTTCCAGACGGCCGCTGGGGCAAATGAAGTTCATTATGCCGACAGAATTGGACTAATGCCGGGAGCAAATCAGCCATGGTCTGCTCCAACAACGGACAGTACCGTCTGGCAGCCAATCACTGAATCGGGCGGGCGTCCGTCATGGTTCATTAATAATGGATCGGTACCGTACAAGAATGAAATTCGTGTAGACTTTACTACCGATGACTCTTACGATGATCTTCCGGAACTGTACTCGCTAAAAGCGGCGTACGATACGACGGGTGCAATTGAAGAAATCAAATCAGGTGAAGCACTCACCGTTGCTGGATCGTACAGTCTGGCAGAATCAAATCTTCCAGTAACGTCACAAGCAAAAAATGGCGGATACAGACAATTTGGCAGGTCTTCAATTTACTATCAACCAGACGTTACTAGAGACAACATTATTCCCAACTGGACCTTTGCCGACTATTCTGGCTGGGACTCCAACGAGGACGTGTCTATTGTTGTGGACAAAACATTGTCCGGTGGTGTTGGCATGGCCATTCCAATGTCGAGTACGTCATCATTATTTACAGCGTCCGGAACAAAATACAATGTGTCCAGTTCCACTCAATATACTTTGTGTGTGTATGCAAAAGCGACGGGCGACGCCGCCGCCGTTGCGACAATTAACTGGCTTGATTCTACGGGTGCTTCCGTTGGCTCTCCAACGTCATCGTCCTCTACACCGCTGGGAACGTCAGTTACGGCGGTGACCGCCACGGCAACGTCACCAGCAACAGCAAAGTCGGCAACAATTTCTGTGGCGTTTACCGGAACAGATGAGCAAACCGTCACGGTGGATTCGGTAATTATGAATGAGGGCGCGTCAACAATTACCATTGACGACAACTCCGCGTTCATCATGTTCCCAGAAACACACACGTACAAGACGGTGGCCATGGTCATCAGGAGCGATTCAGAATTCTATACAAGCAACTCCACCACACTGTTCGATCACTACAACGGATCAACACGCTATCGGATTAACATGACTACCGGCGGAGTTTTGTCGTATACTGGATTTACTAGGGTTTACGTAAACGGGTCACAACACTTTAGTGGCGCCGTAATTGTGTCTGACGGGTGGACACACATTGTAGCGACAATTGATGACGGCGGATCAATCAATCCATCGTCTGCCAGAATAGCCAGTTTTATGTCCACGGTAACGTCCACAGAGTTTGGATATTTCTCCGCCGACAGTCTATGGTTCCAGCACGACGTTGCCACCCAGGCTTCCGTAACAAACGATTATCAGGAGATTTTTGGCCGGATTAACAAGAAGGTTTACGACGTTCTTTCCGCCGTATCAATCCTTGGAACGGAGTCCTACCGTACAATATCTACTCCTTGGACGCCAGTTTCGTCGTCCCGGTGACCAAAAATTGACATTAGGTAAGCATTTTTGTATCATTGCCGTATGGACAACATCGTTACGGACAGTGGGCTAATCCTTCCAAAGCCCAAGACTAGCATCGTCACAGAAGAACACGACAAGTTTGGCTTGTACATGTGGCAAATGCCCAACGGAGCATACATTGCCGACGAGGACCAAAACTTTCTCAGCATCCCTTCCCAGTACGGAGACCCGCGCAAAGTTGAGCGCTTGCGTGAGGTTGTCAGAGGATTTGGAATTGATGAGGGCGAACCTGTTTTCTTTCCCGGCGTCAGACAAGTTACCGACGAGGAATACGCCGAACAGCAGGGCCGCATGAACGAGGGTCTTGTTCCGGACAAGTATGACATTGGTTGGCGCAACGATGAACTTAAGGAAAAGCGATGACCACAATATCAGAAGACGACGACCAAACAAGGGTCGTTGTTACCAGCGCCAAGGGCAAAAAAGAAGAGTGGCGTGACGTTTTCGCTTCCGATCCGGCAGAAATCAGAAAAATGGACGGCCTCAGCCCAGCGTTTAAACGCAGGATTACACAAAAGTTTTTGCGTGGCACCGATGGTGCCGAAAGCAAGCAGCACGATTATTGGGAACTGACCGGATACGATGCTTTTCAAGTCGCCACTCCACAGTACAACCTTGAGTACCTGTCAAAACTGTACGAAATGTCGTCGTATCATCACGCGGCGGTGGACGCAAAAGTGTCCAACATTGTTGGTTTAGGATACGACCTTGTTGAGTCACCCGCCGTTCAACAGAAACTTTCTGAAATTACCGACAAGAAGAAATTGCAACGCACGCGCACAAAACTGGACATTCAAAAGCAACTGCTGTTTGACACGATTGACGAACTGAACGAGGACTCACTTTTTGTTCAGACACTACAAAAGGTCATGACCGACTATGAGACCACCGGAAACGGGTACCTTGAAATTGGTCGCACAACGTCAGGACGCATCGGATACATTGGGCACATTCCGTCCCAACACATGCGCGTGCGCCTGCACAGGGACGGATACGTGCAAATTGTTAGCAACAAAGCCGTGTTCTTCCGCAATTACGGTGATCGCACAACGGAGAATCCACTGGGCAACGATCCCAACCCCAACGAAGTTATTCATTTTAAGAACTACACCCCGAACAACAGTTTCTACGGAGTTCCGGACGTTATTGCCGCGACGAACGCGGTGGCCGGTAACGAATTCGCCAGTCGTTTCAACCTTGACTACTTTGAACACAAGGCCGTTCCACGGTACATTATCACCCTCAAGGGAGCCAAATTAAATCCCAAGGACGAACAACGCCTACTGGAATTCTTTGAGACGAATCTGAAGGGTCAGAACCACCGGAGCATGTTCATTCCGCTGCCCGCCGACGATCCTAACCGTAAGGTTGAACTGAAACTTGAGGCGGTGGAGAACGGCATACAGGACGCTTCTTTTGACAACTATCAGAAACTCAACCGTGACGAAATACTCATGGCCCATCGCGTTCCCGTATCAAAGATTGGAATTCCCGATGGTGTATCGCTTGCCATTGCCAAGGACGCCGACAAGACGTTCAAGGAGCAGGTCTGCTCCCCAACACAACGCATCATTGAGAAGAAACTAAACAAGATCATCGGTGAATTTACCGACACGCACAGAGTCAAACTGAACGAGTTGACTCTGACAGACGAAGACACACAGTCACAAATTGACGAGCGTTACCTACGTATGCAGACGATCACACCGAACGAGGTACGTTCCCGAATGGGTAAGACGGGGCTACCCAGTGGTGACAAGACGGTCGATCTTAAACCACAGGCGGCGGCGGAGCAAAGAACTCAGGCGACAGGCAACCGTGAGCGGGACCAGCAAAGAACAGGAAACGCTCCAGACAATAACGGTAACGCAAGAAATCCGAAGGGCGAAGGTAGACAACAGCAATAATTTGCAATTAGAAATTGCGAATGCTATCATCACAATGATATGGATATTAGTAAAGCGCACTGGGCGTCCCATAATGGTCGGGTCTCTCTGTCCATGCCCATCAATAAGGTTGACGCCGCTACTCGTACCGTATCCGGCTTTGCCTCCCTTGACAACCTAGACTCCCAAGGTGACATTGTGACGGCGGAAGCCGCCATGACTGCGTTTGAACGCTTTCGTGGTAACATCCGTGAGATGCACCAGCCCATTGCTGTTGGAAAGGTAGTGTCCTTTGACCAGCGACCCCTTTACGATGCAACCACGGACAAAACGTATGTTGGTGTTTATGTCACGGCCTACATTTCCACTGGTGCCCAGGACACGTGGGAAAAGTTGCTGGACGGAACCCTGACAGGATTTTCTATCGGCGGCGCCGTAATTGATTCGGAAGACATTTATGATCCCGAAACAGAAAAGATGATCTGCGTTATTAAGGCACTAGAACTCATGGAACTGTCAGTGGTTGACAGTCCCGCTAACGAACTTGCAAACATTCTGGCTCTGCACAAGTCTGCGGACTCAGAAATTACCGCGACCGGCATTGCCGTTGACGTGGAAACAGAAAATGTTTACTGGTGTGGAACCGACAAACTGGCGACCCTCAGTAAAAGTGATACCTCCCCTTTGTGCTTCTCTTGTGAGAAGTCAATGGAGAATATAGGCTGGATCGAATCCAACGCCGAAAAGGCGGAAAAGATGCAAAAGACGGTCCAGTCTTACATTAGCAAGATGAAAACTTCTGGTGAAGGGGGTGTTGATATGACAGAAGAGACAAACGAAAGTGTTGAGAAGTCTGCCGAGGAAGTTTCGGAGCAGGTCGAAGAGGTTGTGAGCGAGGCAGTAGAGCCGGTCGTTGAGGAAGAGTCCACAGAGGCTCCCGTAGACGAGGTTGTAGAGGAAGAGGTAACAGAGGAAGTTGCCGAACCCGTTGCCGAGGCCGTAGATACGGCAGTAGACGCGACTTCACTTCTCCAAGAATTTAAGGCGGAACTGTTGGAGGCCATCGGTGCAATCACCGTTGAAGTCACAAAAGCCGCTACCGCTAACGTAGACGCAGCAATCGCCAAGGCGACCGAAGCCTACGACAGCAAGATTGAGTCTTTGGAGTCCACTGTAACAACATTGAAGGGCGAACTAACTACCGCTGTAGAGAATTTCAGCGGCGTTACAAAGCGCATTGATGCTGTAGAAAGTGCGACTGCAATCAAGAAGTCTGGTGACCTTGACCGTGATCCAGAGATTAAGAAGAGTTTGTGGGCTGGCGCATTCCTCAGTGCTGATCAACTGTAAACTCGCATTGAAAATACTAAAATGAAAGGTAGGTGAAAATAAAATATGAGTAACGAGATTCTAGAAAAGACTGTCGTAACTGGTTCTGGTGCTTCCGGTATCGCCTATGGCGGTGGTGGTGCGCTTGCCAAGGAGCAGTCTGATCGTTTCATTGACTACATGTGGGATGCAACAGTCATCGCACAGGACGCCCGTACAATCCGTATGAAGTCCGACACGGTAGACATTGACAAGATCGCCGTTGGCAGCAAGTTGGTGTCCCTCGCGACAGAGGCCACCGACACATCGTCCAACAAGGATGCCACCTTCACCAAGGTGTCAATCGTCACCAAGAAGTTGCGTCTAGACTGGGAACTGAGTTCCGAGGCACTAGAGGACAACATCGAAGGCGACAACCTTGAGGATCATGTGGCACGCCTTATGGCTACGCAGGCTGGTAACGATATCGAAGATTTGCTCATCAACGGTGACACACTTCTGTCAGGCGACGCGCTTTACAAGTCGTTCGACGGTTTCCACAAACTGGCCCTACAGGGCGGGCGCGTGGTTGATGCCGGTGGTGCTGCCATTTCTAAGGCTACCTTCAACTCTGCCCTAAAGGCGCTTCCGCGCGTTTACAAGCAGCGTCGTAACCAACTCCGCTTCTACACTGGTTCAAACTTGGTGCAGGACTACCTGTACAACTTGACCTCCGTAGGTGTTGGTGGATCGCCCGACGATATTGCTACGAGCATCATCCGTGGTCAGGTGGCTGGTCCACAGGGCGCTGGTGGAGGTACCGTTCCTTACGCTTTCGGTGTTCCGGTAGTGGAGGTTCCCCTCTTTGATGAGACTCTTGCTGGTACTTATTCAGGTACTTCTGGTAATCACGGTCGCGTTGATCTTACTTTCCCCAACAACCGCATTGTTGGTGTGAAGCGTGAGATTGTCGTACACCGCGAATACCGCGCAAAGAAGGACACCGTTGAGTACACTGTCTACACCCGTGTAGGCTGCAACGTCGAAAACTTGGACGCATACGTTGTTGTAAAGAACGTATCTATTGCTTCCTAGTTGACATAACCGTAAAGGTTTGTTATACTTTTGGGGCCGGGATTTTTCCCGGCCCCTCAAGTATTTTAGGAGTAAAGTGAATCTAAGTGTAAAAAGTGCAAGCGTTTACCATATGATAATGCAGCGATGCTACAACCCAAAAATGACTGGTTATAAAAATTATGGCGGTCGTGGAATTACGGTATCCGATGAGTGGCTAGACGACCCGACTAAATTTTTTGATTGGTACAAGAAGCACTACTTTGATGGGGGTCAGGTTAACAGGATTGATAACAATGGTCAGTACTCCAAAGAAAATTGTCAGGTAGTAAGCGCTAAAACAAATGGCCGTAATCGTCGCAATACTAGGTTTGTTGAAGCATTTGGGGAAAAGAAAAATGCGGCCGAGTGGGTTGATGACCCGCGTTGTTTTGAAAAAGACTGGCGCAACATTCTGCGCCGTATTGATCGCGGAGTTGATCCCGAAATGGCCATGTCAAAAGATTACAAAAAGGACAGGTATTCTAGAGCCGCCGCCAGCCAGCACAAAAGCAGTCCACGATTTGCAGCATTCGGAGAAACAAAATCGCTCGCTGAATGGACGGCGGACCCAAGGTGTGTCGTATCAAAACAAACATTATTCTATAGACTTTGCAATACCTGGGACACGGAAGTTGCCATTACAACTCCAGTTCGCAAACAAAAGAAAAATTCTGTATAATGAATGTACAACTGAATAGGCTGCTAGCCCTGCTGGTAAAGTGGGGTTAGCGGCTGTTGTAGTTTACAGGCTTTTATGATAAGATGTATTCAAATAGACGAAAGGAACACAATGAGTTTTAAGAGTTTGAAGGTTGCCGAATTGCGCGAGATTGCTGAGTCGTTCGGGGTGGACATTGTTAATGCCAAGGGCAAGGCCGGGGTCATTGAAGCCCTTGAAGAAGAGGGAGTTTCGTACGATCTGTACGAGAAAATGGCAAACGCCGAGCGCGCGTCGGACGACGAAATTGACGTTTTCTATTCAAAGAAGGAATCCCCTACCGATCCGACCAACACCATTCTTGTGAAAATGGATCGGCCGAATCCGCTGTATCAGACCAGCGGTTACACTTTCACATTGGAGCACCCGTTTGTTGCCATGTCGGAAAGTGACGCCCAGGACATTTTCGATGTTGAGTCAGGTTTCCGTGTCGCGACGCCTGCCGAGGCCAGGGAGTTCTACTCTTAATTCTCGTCGTGATACAATAACTGTATGGAAATTTATCGCTACGAGCCGCAGACAGTAACCTTTAGGACAAGGGTCGGTTCAACGTTGACCGATGCCGATACCACTCCCACCGCTCTCATTACCGGATCGAACCCGACGTACACTCGCGTTCCGACCGTGACAAAAGTTTCTGTTGGCACGTACGCCGTTCCGTTGCTGTATTCTGACACGACGATTGAACGCACACTGAGTCTTTCATTCTCTTACACTTTGGGTGGGGTCAATGAAACACAAATCGTTCCTTTGTCGGTTTCTACCGCTTATTCTACAGTCGATGAAATTCTTGCCATTGCTCCTTCTGGAACGAGTGAATTGCAGGCAAGGCAGGCGGGGCTATTTGCTAAGACAATCATTAATGGTTACACGGCACAGGACTTCACCAACGGCTACCAAGAGATTTGGCAGGACGGAACAGACAAAGACTTTATCGTTCTCAAGCAGCCAATCATTTCCATTGACAAGATTTACGAAGACGACCTTTTGATCTACGATTCCAACGTGGTCGGTGACATAGGAATCACCCTGTCCCCCACAGGATACGGAATCAAAATTAGTTCGGTAGAGGACATTATTCTTGATCCAAACAGAAACTTTAACTCTGGCACTTTTAGTTCCAGTAGGCACTACAAGTTCACCGGCCAATTCGGTTGGTCGTACGTTCCGGACGATGTTCACCAGGCCCATCTGTTGCTGTGCGACGACTGGTTCTGTGGCGAATCCAAGTGGCGCAAGCGTTACATTGACGAGATGAGTTCCGCCGATTGGACGGTCAAGTTTAACAGTCAAGCGTTCTCCGGAACGGGAAACTTCTACGTCGATTCGCTGCTGGACCCGTACATCTGGAACACCATGGTGGTGTTCTAAGTGTTTGGCTGTCTGACGGGATCGGTGTACAGCATGTCGGCTGACCTTTATCGTCAAACAAAAACCACCGACCGTTCAGGGCAGGTTGTCCGTTCGTGGTCTAAATTGAAAACGTTCCCGTGTTTTGCCAGTCAGGCAAGTTCCAGTTCGACCAGTAATCGTTCCGGCGCCATGGAGAACTGGGACAAGACATGGCAGTACGAGGACTTTGTTCGTATCAAGACGCAGGAAGTGATTGATCGTGGCGACAGAATTTATGCCATTGCCGACAATTCTGGTGAGTCCGTGTGGAACGAAACTCCCGGTCATCCGACAATCTTTGACGTGATTGGTGTTGTTCCGGTTGTTGGACCGTTTGGCGATTTGCGCGAGTACGACGTTCTTTTGAATCGTGCGGAGGTACAGAAATTTGCCTAGTCTAGAAGCGGTGTATCAACAGTTGAACTCTTCCAATCCGGTTCGTGGAACCGCGTCCACTGGTGGAAAAATAAAGAACAACATCAATGATGCCAGCCAATCAATTGC